GGGTGGCGCTCCAGGGATCGGCCGCGACGTAGCGGCGTGAGAGGTAGTCGCCGAGGGGCGCCAGCACCAGCCGCGCGAACGCGAACAGGCCCAGGCCCCAGGCGAGGGTTTCGATGTAGGTCATGGGAATTTGCGCGAATGCGCGGTGGTGAGGCTTCGGAGAGCAGGCCGGAAGGCCCGATCAGTTCACTTCCAGGATGAAAGTCACTTTTTGCGCCGGTGACGAAGCGGCGCCGGCCCGCTCTCCGAAGCCGCCCCGGCGTGCGGGGCATGGCTGGCGGTGCTACTTGCTAACGTCGCGACCGAAGTTGGCAACGTCGAGTAGTTCTTCCAGAAAGCGAATGAGGATGGCGAGCATAGGCGGGACTCTGTTAGGACGGAAGGGTTGCGGCGGCGACGAGCTATCATGCGTTCGACCTGACTCGTAGGCATCCGAAATGGACGATATCCAGCACCACATCGAACGGCTGAAAGAGATGGTGGACTTAGCTCGCCAGGAAATCGACCTAGCGGTGATGTTCCACGAGACGTGGCGCCCCTCGGCCTATGACGCCGATCTCCATGAGCGGATCGGTGAGTCATATGCAGGAAACGCGTTTCTCGTTATCCGGATGTCTCTGCGTCGCGAGCTACTACTCGCGCTCAATCGCATATGGGACACCAATAAAAAGTCGGTGAGAATGGGCTTGATTGCAGACCGTCTACGAGACAAGGGATTTTTCGAGGCTTTAGTGCAATACCGCACGCAGCGCCTCGGGCTTAGGTCCAGTTTTGCACCAGACGCGATCAGGGAAGCGCTCGCATCGAAGCGAGATAAGGTCTTGGCGTTGATCAACAAGTACAGCAAAGGAGGCGCGGCGACCCTGGTGCTGGAAAAACTGACGAGGGTGCGTCACGCGCATCTTGCTCATCGAGAATTGCCAACGGCACCCACCAGAGTTGACAAGATCAGTCGGCACGACGCAGAAAGTGAATCGGTTGAGTTGGCCACTGCCGAGGAAATTGAAGAGTTCTATCAAGATAGCCTTCAACTCATCAGCTTATTGCTGAGTTTGGTGCACGCGCACTCATACGACCTTTCGCAGGCTGCGAAGGTCTACCAGCATCATGCCAAGTTCTTCTGGGCTTCCGTGCGAGGTGAGCGAACGGAAGGGCATCCCGACTACCGCCCGCCAAGCCCCGCTGGTGACTACGCGCGCCAGTCTTAAGCATGAACGGCCCTGCGTTCAACGGAGGGGCATCTTTCGGCTTCGGTAAGCGCTGACTCGCAGCGCTTGCCGAAACCCGCTTTTCAGCGGACTCGGGTTGCCGGCATTCCATCCGGCGTGACCGTTGCTTGTCTTGGCCGTCTACGCCTCACCCTCTTGACCGTGGACCGCGCTATGGCGGGCTGGATACGGTGGGGACACCGCGCAGAGCTACGGCCATGCCCGTAGGTGCGATTGAGCCGGGGAACGCCCCACAGGCGGGGCGAGCAACATCGGCGGCAGGTTGTTAAAGAGCGGTTCAAACGACGTGGAAAGAACATTAGCAAAACTTTGCTAATCGGCGCAAGCAAAATTTTGCTAGATAACTCAGCATTTTCATCGGCTACGATGCTGAGACGATTTGTTACGTGGGGAAGTTATGGCGCTGAGAACTATGTCTCTGCCCGTGGTGGGCCTAAGTCACGACGATAGGACGGAGGTGCTTCGGCAGTTCGCACGAGACGGAGGTGCCGCTGTCGTCGCCCGCCAGGCAGATAACGCCGCAGACGCGAACGCCATTGCCGTTCGTCTTGCGACAAAAGGCGAGGATGAGCCAGTAGAAAACTGGGTTTTGGTCGGCTATGTGGCAGCCGACAGAGCCGCGATCTTGGCGCCACTCTTTGACCGAAAGTACTTCAGGGGCATCAGTTTCGTCCTGAATATCAGTTGGCGGCCTGAAAGCTCAGTGCCAAAAGTCGTTCTTGTCATGAGCTATGAGGTCGAAGACGGGGAGCCAGGCAAGCAAATTCGGGCAGCTCGGTCGAGCCACTTAGTCGCCGAACTTAAGAACATTCGATGGGACAACATTGAAGGTCTGCCGAACGGAGACAAGGTGTCCTTGTGGCTACATCCTGACGACAAAACGGTCAACGTGTATCGGCGCGGAAGCGTGGGCGGCTTCGGTCAGATGGGGTCCACGTCGCATCGACGCCTCATCAAATATCTGGCCGAAAAACTACCCTATCGAGCGGCTATTCATTCCGCTGGAGATCGAGCCTGGATAACCGTAGCGATAGGAGATCAGGGACGATAGAGGGGTTGCCATTGCGCGGCATCGCCGCTGCGGAGCAGTCCGCCGGCCCAGGCGACTCGGCCAAGAATACGTACCGTGGCTTCGCCCTCCAAGGGGAGGTCGGCGTACGAGCCGTTGGCCGATCTCGCGATCCAGCGTCCAGTCAAGCTGTCGCGGGCCACGATCTTCACAAGCATGCGTCCGTCGAAATTGATCGCGTAGATGGTGTTGGGCACCAGGTCATGAACCGTCAAATGTGACGGCACGACGATCAAAGCCCAGCCGTCCTGGATCTTCGGCGCCATGGAATCACCTTTGGCATACACAATCCGCCCGCGGCCACCGTCAGCGCCAATAGATCGAAGGAACGATTGCCGGAACTGGACGTGGCCGGTAACCAACTCTTGATCATTCTCGATTCCTTCGCCAGCTGCGAGGCGTACCTCACCAAGTTCGGGAACCTTTTCGAACTTGTCATTGGCGGCCAGGGGTACGCCAGGCGAAACGTTTGTGACTACCTCCTGCTGCTTTACCAACTGTCTGGCTGGAGCCTTTGTTGTAGGAGGGCTCCAATCTAGATCCCAAGGCATTTTCTCGGGAGGCACCCAAGGAAACGCCTCTTCGACGTGGTCGATATGCGCCAAACCGGATTTCGCGGGCTGCGCTACGACAGCGACTGGTGCCGGTCGCAACAATTCCCAAGGCTCGACCCCCACCGCGATAGCGAGACTCTCGACCTCGGAGAGCTTCGCCGATGGGATCTTTCCGCTTTTGCTGGGTTGCCGACGCTCGGGATTCAGATAAAGGCTGATCGTGGTTTGTCCGACGCCCGACTGTTTTGCAAGGGCGGCCTGCGTCCAACCCTTCCGCTCCATAAGTCGGGCAAGGTTGGCAGCGAGCGTTTCGTTGAGAGTCGGGCGAGTCATTCGCGGAGTGTGCAAGCTATTGCTAGCAAAGTGTTGCTTGTTCGAATAGCAAAGTTTTGCTATCTTGCGGGCATGGAACAGCTACTTGATCAGAAGGTCCGTGAATCCTTGCGCGCCCATCGCGGGAATTGGGCTGAGATAGCCACATGCGCGAAGGTCTCGCATTCCTGGATATCCAAGTTCGTCAATGGGCATATCCCAAACCCTGGGTATGGCAGGTTGCAGCGCTTGGCTGAACACCTGGCCGCCTTGCCGCCAGGGCCGGAGCGCCCGCGCAGAAGTCATGGGGTGACCGACCTTGGCCAACGAGGGGCGCCACATGAATAGCGCCGATTTCTTGCCATTCGCATCAAGCCGCCAGTTCTCGGTGGCCGAAGTGGCGCGTGTGTTCGACGTACCGCTTCACTTGTTGGCGCCGCCGGCCAATTCCTTGCATGACCCGGAAGACACGACGACCCCGGCCGCGCCTGGCGCGATTCAGATTGGGCCGCTGGATGTGTCGTAGCTGAGTTCATGTCGCACATGGTAGGGCGCACGCCCCGCAATTAATACGTTCGGGAAATTGAGAAATGAACATCACCACGGCTGCGGACCTGACGGTCCATGAATTCAAGGGCGGGAGCGAATCGCTCGGCCCGCTGGTCGGCATCACGCCTGCCGTGTTGCGCAACAAGGTCAACCCCAACAACACCACGCATCACTTGACGCTGGCGGAAGCCGTCCGGATCTGCCGGATGACCGCTGATTTCCGGATCTTGACGGCCTGGGCGCATGAGGCGGGGTTCCTGCTGGTGAAGGCGCCGAGCCATTGCCAGGCCGAAAGCGATATGTCGGTGCTGGAGCAGTTGGTGGGCTTTATGGTCGCCAGCGGCGTCTATGGGCAGGAGATTCACAAGGCCCTGGCCGATGGGGGCGTCGACCGTCAGGAGTTGACGCGCATCCGGGAAGCCGGCGCTGGCGTCATGACCGCGGTGGGCGAACTCAACACGCGCCTGGAAGGGATGGCGGACGAATGATGGTCAGAGGCAATTCGGGACGCCCGGTGCGCGCAGTAAGCGCGCCTGCGGCTGGCAAGGGGGCGGCGCTGTCGCGCGTTGCGGCCATGATGTGTGGCAACGCGAAATTCCAGCGGTGGGTTGTTTCCCGCATCGGCGCCGCCCCGCAGGGCGTGAGCCCCAACCGGCACGCGGCGCAGTTCGTGCGCAACGCCTGCGGTATCGACAGCCGCGCCCAGCTGGACCACAACGCTACAGCCGCCACCCTGTTCCATGAGGCGGTCCGCAAGCCGTTCCTGAAGTGGAGCGGCCTGTATGCGTGACACGTTGCACATGTTCAAGGGCTACCGCGTGCCGCCGGCTACGGTCGAGGCGGTGCGGCAGGCCATCATCGACACGCGGCGCGAGGTCGACGTGATCGCGTTGCGTGCCATGGTGGTGCCGGCGCTGGTAGCGGTAAGCCCGTGGCTGCGCGTCTCGCGCGAAGAGGCGGCTGTGGCCGCGGTGGAATCGTTCCTGTTCGACGCTGTGCGCGCCGGCCTGGTGAAACGCCATTCGAACGCCTGGACGTTTCCGCACTGGTGGCGCGTGAGGAAGCCGGAGGCGGCGGAATGTCGTTGAGCCGCAAGACGCCATTGCAGCAGAAGACGCCCATGAAGCGTGGTGCGCCCATGCGTAGGGGTTCGGCCTTGAAGTCGAGGGGAACGCGCATGCCCGCCCGTCGCAGCACGCCGCGTGCCACCAAGACCATGTATCGCAACCGGGCCCTGCTGGATCTGGCACGCGGCAAACCTTGCCTGCTCCAGATCCAGGACGTTTGCATCGGCGGCACGGAGACGACTGTGGCTTGCCATTCGAACCAGGCACGGCACGGCAAGGCCGGATGGCTGAAGGCACACGACTGGGCTGCAGCCTGGGGTTGCATCGCCTGCCACGCCTATATCGACCAGAACACCACTGGCGCGGCCTACGACGAGAAGGTGGCCTTGTGGGAAGCGGGGTTCGAGCGGACACGCCTGTCGCTGATCGTGTCGGGCCAGTGGCCCTTGGAGGCCGAGATTGGCTATCTCCAGGTTTACGGGGTGGCGGCATGAGCGCCGTGATACTGACCATGCCTACCGTCGTCACTCCAGCATCACCCCAGGTCGAGGACGGCTACACACGCATTTCCAACGAGTTGTTGGGGGCGCTGGTGCTGGCCGACCTGACCAAGCAGCAATGGGAAGTCCTTATGGCGGTGGTGCGCAAGACCTACGGGTTTAACAAGACCGAGGACGATATCGCGCTGTCGCAGCTTGCGGCGATGACGGCGGGCGACCGTAGCAACCTCAGCAAAGTGGTAATCAGCTTGGTGGATCGCCGCATCCTGATTCGTTCCAAGGGGCGCCACGGCCAGCTACTGGGCATCAACAAGGATTATGCACAGTGGGGGCTGAAGGCTGACCGTGTGGCCATCGTCCAGCAGCAATGGAAGCGGCCGGCCGGTTCGTCTGCTGTGGTAGCTCCTACCACAGCAGACACGGAGGGGTGTGGTAACTCCTACCACAATGCTGTGGTAAGTCCTACCACAGAGGTGTGGTACGGGTTACCACCACAAAAGACAACTCCAAAAGAAAACTCCAAAAGACAAAAAGATAAAACCCTCTGCGCTCCGCAAGCGGATCGCGGGGAGTCGGACGACGACGGCGCACGAGCAGACCAGCAAGGTCGGGCCGTGACTGCGCCGGAGGGCACGCGAGCAGGCCGCAATGGCCGGGCCTTGACCGTGCTGACCGCCGAGCAGCAGGAGCGGTTTGAGCGCTTCTACGCGGCCTATCCCCGCAAGCGTAGCCGCATCGCAGCGGAGAAGGCGTTTGCAAAGCTGAACCCTGATGACGCCTTGCTGGCTGAACTGCTGGCCGGTATCGAGCGCGCCAAGACGACGGAGCAGTGGCGCGACCCGACGAAGATCCCGCACCCCGCGTCCTGGCTGAACGCCGGGGCCTGGGAGGACGACATTGAGACCGCCTACGGCCCGCGTGAGCTTGAGGTAATCGATTCGTTCAACGAAACCCTGGGCGACTCCATGGGCCTTGTTGACCCAGCCGTCTACAGCGAGCGGCGGGCGGGCGCGATTCGAACGTTCCTGACCTTGTCGGAGAAACCCAGTTTCTGGACGCGCTTTTTCCCGTGGATCCGCGACAACTGCACGCTGCCCCCGTATGCCGGTTTCGAATGGCTGATGAAGCCCGAGACCGTGACCAGCCTGCGGGGCGGTCAATTCACGAAGGAGCAAGGGCGATGAGCGCCGAAACGGATTTTCTCCCGCCGCACAACCTGAACGCCGAACAGGCGATCTTGGGCGGTCTGTTGCTGGACAACGACGCCTTCGACCGCTTGGGCGATCTGGAACCGGCGCATTTCTACCACCACGGCAACCGGACGATTTTCGAGGGGGCGCGCAGCCTGATTATGCGGGCGCGCCCGGCGGATGTGGTCACGGTGCATGACTACCTGCTGACGATGGGGGCGGCCGAGGCCATCGGGGGGCTGGAATACCTGAACAGCCTTGTCGAATCGACGCCCAGCCTTGCCAACGTCTCGCGGTACGCCGAAATCGTGCGGGAGGCCGCTTTGCTGCGAAAGCTGGCGGGCGCTGCCGATGCGGTGCAGCAGATGGTACTGGCGCGGCAACAGCCTGCCGCCGAACTGCTGGACGCAGCGCAAGCGGAATTTAGCAAGCTGGCATTGGGGGCTGTACGCAATGAACCGGTATCCATTTCCGACGCCATGCTCGCCTTCCTGGACGACCTGGACGGGCGGGTGCAAGGCAAGGTGGCGCACCCCGGCATCCCCACTGGCATCAAGGACCTAGACGACAAGCTGAACGGCGGCCCCTGCCGTGGTGACGTTGTCGTGATCGGTGCGCGTCCTGGCATGGGCAAGTCGGCTTTTGCCGGGTCCATCGGCTGCAACAACGCCCAGGCGGGCTATTCGGTCATGTTTTGGTCTGGCGAAATGCCGGCCAAGCAGGTAACGGGGCGCGCGGTGGCGAACTGGGGGCGCGTGTCGGCCTCGAAGCTCAACGCAGTCAAGCCGCAACTGAGTACGGACGACTGGGGGCGCCTGACCCGTGCCGCGCAGATCGCGGGTGATGCCAAGTTCTACGTGGACGACGAAGCCGGGTTGACGTTGCAATCCTTGGCGGCCAAGGTCCGAGCGGTCCATCGCAAGCATGGGCTGGACGTTCTGATCGTGGACTACATCCAGTTGATGGAAGGCAGCGAACAGAACCGCACGCTGCAAATCGAGGCGATTACCAAAGGGCTCAAGCGCCTGGCGAAGCAACTCAACATCGTGGTTTACGCGCTGTCGCAGTTCTCGCGGGATATCGAGAAGCGCGTCAATAAGCGCCCGATGCTCTCTGATCTGCGCGATGGTGGGTCCATCGAGCAGGACGCCGACATTGCCATCGGCTTGTACCGAGAAGAGCAGGACGACCCTGACACCGAACTCACGGGCTACGCCGAGTTGTACGTCATGAAGCAGCGAAACGGGACGCTGGGCATGGTGCCGGCTGCGTATCGCGGCGAGTACCTGAGATTCGAAGACTACACCGGCCCCGGCGTCACCAAGTCGGCCAATCGGGGAAAGCGGGGGCGCCGCACCTATGACGATGATCAGGAGCCATTCTGATGAGCAAGCCGATAGACACCAGCAGCGAAGAATGGCGCCGGCAGTGTGAAGCCCGCCATGTCCTTTCCCTTCCCTTTGATAAGAGGGTTCCCTATCTCAATTTCGTGGGCCGCAAGCGAGGCGTGCAAGCCCAGCAGTACCTGGAAACAGAAGTCCGGCGCCAACACGCCAAGAGGAGAAAAGCAGCATGAGCAGATGGCCGCGTTATCAACTGGCTCCGGCCAAGGCCGGCGCCAAAGCGAAGCCCAGCATCAGCGAGGACGTCATTCAAGCCCAGGTCATCACCTGGGCCAAACGGCAGGTCAACGTGTATCCGGAGTTGGCGCGCCTCTTCCACGTTCCGAACGGCGGCCAGCGTCACGCGGCGGTTGCTGCGAAATTGCAGGGGCAGGGCGTCAAGCCCGGCGTGCCGGACCTGTGCTTGCCGGTGCCGCGCTTCGGTTGTCATGGGTTGTGGATCGAAATGAAGACGCGGGATGGACGAGTCAGCGGGCCGCAGAAGGATTGGATCGCGTTTCTTCGAAGCGCCGGCTACCGAGTCGAGGTTTGCCGCAGCTTTGATGAAGCGCGGGAGGTGCTGGTGGGCTACCTCGATCCGAAAGTCACTTATTCACCGGGAATCATTTGATGGAGTGGCTTCGGAGGTGGGAGCGCGATGACCCGGCCAAGGTGCTGGAGCGAAAGCAGGAACGGCAGATCAGGCGCCGGGCTTGGGTGAACTGGAAAGAAATTCGAATCGACCCGTTCGGGGCGGTGTGGTTTGGCAAGGAGCAGGTTATGACGCGCGAAGAATCGGAACAAATTGAGGCGCTGGTGATGGTTTGGTTCAGGTGGACGAGGGCGTATCGGCCGAACCTGGGAGTCGGGAGCGTGTCGGTCTATGCCCGCGGCGTTTCGGAGCCGGTGACTACCGTTGACCCGGACGAAGTTGACGAAGTGCTTGATACTCGCCGCGCCGAACAGGTGGAGGTCTGCATCGACGCGCTGCGCTGGCAGTTGCGTGCCGCTATCGGGCTTCATGCCGGTAATAAGGCGGCCGGTGCCCAGGTGTTTAGCAATCCCCGCCTGACGGCTGAACAGCAGCATGCCGCCTATCAGGAGGCCAAGGCGGAGTTGTTGCCGGCGTTGCGGAAGCGCGGCCTGATTCGGGCCGAGCGGGGTGTCGCACAAAGGGCTTGCGGAATCACATCACCCGCTTTATAGTGCGGGTGTCGTGGATTTTTGCGTCCACGGAAAAAGAACCCGCCCTCGCGAAAGCCGGCGGGTTTTTTCATTTGCGGGCTTGGCCGAGTGGTCAGGCTGCGGCCTTCCAAGCCGCCTACGTGGGTTCGAGCCCCGCAGCCCGCTCAATAACGAAAGCCCCGATTCGGAAATCCGGTCGGGGCTTTGTCTTTCCAGCAATAGAAGGCGGCGACAGCTGCGGAATCGCGAGTTCCCCAGCTGACAGCCGAAACACGGAATAGGCCCGTGATCGACCCAAGGCCGCCCCACCTGTACAGGCGGCGGCCAGTTTACATGGACGTTCACAAGTGGCAAAACCGATCATTCCCTGGCTGGGTGGCAAGCGTCGCCTGGCCGACAAGATTCTCCCCCTTTTTCCCAAGCATTCCTGCTACGTCGAGCCATTCGCGGGCGGGGCAGCGCTGCTGTTCGCCAGGCCGGAGCCGGCCAAGGTTGAGGTTCTGAACGACATCAACGGCGATCTGGTCAACCTGTACCGCGTGGTGCAGCACCACCTGGAGGAATTCGTCCGCCAGTTCAAGTGGGCGCTGACCAGCCGCCAGGTGTTCAAGTGGCAGAAGGAAACGCGGCCAGAGACGCTGACCGATATTCAGCGTGCAGCCCGTTTCTACTACCTGATGCAAAACTGCTTCAGCGGCAAGCTGGAGGGGCAGACGTTCGGCACGGCGACCACGGCGCCGCCTGGCTTGAACCTGATGCGCCTGGAGGAGACGCTTTCAGCCGCGCATCTGCGGCTTGCGCGGATCTACGTCGAGCATTTGCCGTGGCGGGACTGCGTGAAGCGCTACGACAGGGCGCACACGTTGTTTTACTTGGACCCGCCGTACTGGGCGACGACCGGTTACGGCGTCGAGTTCGGTATCGAGGAATACGCCTCAATGGCCGAGGTCATGCGGACGATGAAGGGGCGAGCCCTGGTCAGTGTCAACGACCACCCGAAGATGCGCGAAGCGTTCGCCGGATTTCCCATGCAGGTGCTGGACATCCGGTACACGGTAGGCGGAGGCGCGGGCGTGCCGCGCGCCGAACTGCTGATCCAGAACTGGGCAGACTGACGGGCTTACAAACTTCGACCCTTCGCCACCGAGGGCCGCGCGTTGGGCATGACGCGCGGGGTAGGGATCATCGCGCCGGGCGGTGTGCAGTTGGTGGCCCCGGCAAGATCATTGGGGGTGCAGATGGCGCGACGAACGATGCTGCCGTGTCGCCATCGGGGCTGTGCAGCCTTGGTGCGCACGCCAGGTTTCTGCGAGGAGCACGCAGGCGAGGCGGTGGGCTGGAAGCCGGACCGCGAGCGAGGCAACCGGCACCAGCGCGGCTACGGCTCCGACTGGGACAGGCTTCGATTGCTGATCCTGAAGCGAGACCGCTACCTGTGCCAGTGTGAGGAATGCAAGCGCACCGGCCGTGTGCTGCCTGCCACGGAGGTTGACCACCGAATACCGAAGGCGGAAGGCGGCTCCGATGAGCCGCGTAACCTGTGTGCGATCAACACGGAGTGTCACAAGCGCAAGACGGCCAAGGAAAGCGGCAGGGCGCGCGCAAGGGTGAAGCGGTGGCCCTGACCCTAGGGAGTTCCGAATCGTCGGCTGGCAGGCTGCTGCGGCGGTCTGGTGTGCCGGCCGGGGCTCGATGGGAGGGGGGGAGGGTCAATCTCTGGGCCGAAGGCCGCCAGTACCGCCCGTTCCGTCTTTTTTTTACGCCCGCGAAAAATGAAATTTAGCGGATAGCGCAGTTTGCGCACTTTTTGACCAATGGAGTGGGCCATGCCAGGAGTTGCTGGGCGCTCCGGGCGCAAGCCGAAGCCGGCGGAAAAGAAGCTGGCTGCCGGCAACCCGGGAAAACGCGCGATCAACAAAGATATGCCGTCGTACGGCCAGATCACCAACGTTCTGGCGCCCGACTGGCTGCAAGGACACGGAAGAGATCTGTGGGAACACTTGGCGCCGCTGTTGTGCCGCGAAGGGATCATGCAGCCCACGGATATCCAGAATTTGGAAGCCTATTGCGCCGCCTATGGACGGTTCCGCAAAGCCGAGGAAGAGATCCAGGCCCACGGCATTGTCGTGGAAGGCTCGCAGGGTGGGCCGGTCAAGAACCCGGCCGCGACCGTCGCCAATGAAGCGTTGAAGCAAATGGCGACCTATGGCGCGTTTCTCGGGCTCGACCCGTCCAGCCGGCAGCGCATGCAGGGGCCGAAGAAGCCGCGCGAGGGCAACCCCTTTGCCAAGCTGCTGGGCGGGGGCTGATGAATGGCCGCGCCCCAGTATCCCCGGGTCGCGCAGGCACTGAAATTCGCAAAGGATGTCGTCAAGGGAAAGATCCCGGCCTGCCGGTATGTGGTGCTGGCGTGCCAGCGTCACCTTGATGACCTGGCCGCGAGCAAGTCGGCCAAGTATCCGTACCGATTCAATGCCGCAGAGGCAGAAAAAAAGCTCAATCTCATCGAACTGATGCCCCATACCAAGGGGGAATGGGCGTTCAAGCGTCAACTTGTGACGCTGGAGCCGTGGCAGAAGTTCGGCCTGGGCGTGACGTTCGGGTGGGTGAAGAAAAAAGGAGGTTTGCGCCGCTTTCGTGAATCGTACTGGGAAGTGCCGCGCAAGAACGGTAAGAGCGTAATCGCCGCGGGCGTCGGCATCTCGATGTTCGTGGCCGATGATGAGTTTGGCGCCGAGGTGTATTCGGGCGCGACCACCGAAAAGCAGGCGTGGGAGGTGTTCCGGCCCGCGCGCTTGATGGTGCAGCGCTCGCCCATGCTCGTAGAGCATATGGGCATTGAAGTAAACGCTCAGGCGCTTGCCAGGCCGGAGGACGGCAGCCGATTTGAGCCAATTATCGGCAATCCGGGCGACGGCGCGTCGCCGTCCTGCTCCATCGTGGACGAGTACCACGAACACGACAGCGCCGCCCTGTATGAAACCATGCTTACTGGCATGGGCGCCCGTCGCCACCCGCTGATGTTCATCATCACCACGGCCGGCGCGAACATCGAGGGCCCGTGTTATGACAAGCGCCGCGAAGTGATCGAGATGCTTGAGGGCCTGGTGCCCAATGATGAGCTTTTCGGCTGGATCTGGACGTTGGATGACGGAGACGACTGGACCGACCCGAAGGTTTTGGCGAAGGCGAACCCCAATATGGGGGTGTCGGTCTACGCTGATTACCTCATCAGCCAGCAGCAACGCGCGATCAAGCAGGCACGGTTTACCAACACCTTCAAAACGAAGCACCTCAACCTCTGGGTGACCGCCAAGGCGGGCTATTTCAACCTCCAGCAATGGGAAGCATGCAAGGACGAAACCCTCACGCTGGAGCAATTCGAGGGTCAAAGCTGCTTTCTGGCGTTCGACCTGGCCCGCAAGCTGGATATGAACAGCATGGCGCGCGTTTTCTACCGCGATATTGACGGAAAGCGCCATTACTACTGTGTCGCGCCAAGGTTTTGGGTGCCAGAGGACACGGTGAACGACACCGATAACAAGCGCATGGCGGAGCGCTTCCAGAAGTGGGTGAATACGGGGCATCTTCACACGTCCGAAGGGGCAGAAATCGACTATCGGGAGATTCTTGCCGAGGCCGAGGACGCCAACCGCCTAAACCCAGTTTTGGAAACTCCCATTGACCCGAGTGGGGCGACGAATCTGTCGCACCACTTGGATGACGAGGGCCTAACGCCCATTACGGTGGTGCAGAACTACACCAACATGAGCGATCCGATGAAGGAACTGGAGGCCGCGATTCAGTCGGGCCGATTCCATCACGACGGCAATCCGATCATGACCTGGTGCATTAGCAACGTCATCGGCAAGCACCTGCCGGGCAATGACGACGTGGTTCGACCCATCAAACAGGGCAACGACAACAAGATCGACGGCGCTGTGGCGCTGATCATGGCAATCGGCCGGGCAATGCTCGCTGAGCGTAATGGGTCCGTACTGGACCACTTGACCGACGACGACATTCTGGTGATGTGAAATGAAAAATCTGCTGATTGACGCAGCCGGCGTTGCTGGGCTGGGCTGTTTGGCGGCCGGGGTGTACGTCCAATATGGCACCGGGCCGTCGCTGATCGTGGGCGGCGCGTTACTGCTGGCATTTGCCTTGCGGGCAGCGGCTGGGAGGCGCGGATGATCCTCTCGTCCCTATTTGAAGGGCGCAGCATCGAGAGCCCTTCTGTACCCTTGACGGGCCAGAACCTGCAAGAGTATTTGCACGGCGAGGGCAAGCGTATCTCGGTGACGCCCGAGGCCGCTTTGAGCCTGTCGGCGGTGTATGCCTGTCACTATGTGCTGTCGAGCAATGTGGCGCAGTTGCCGGCGGCTGTCTTGCGCAAGCAGGGTGAAAACATCAGTCTGGCCACGGACCATCCCGCATTCGACCTCATCCACGCCAAACCCAACGACTTTCAGACCAGCTACAAGTGGCGCGAGACCAAGCAGCACCATGTGCTGGGCTGGGGCAACGGCTACACCCGCATCGTTCGTAGTCGATCAGGCGAATTGCGCAGCCTGGAGTTTTGTACGCCCTGGACCACAACACTGATCAAGCCGGCCGGCCGCTGGATCTACAGCACGCAGGACGAGGACGGCACGCCCCTGGCCGTGCATCCGGACGATATGGTGCATGTCCGCGCCTTGGGCTCAACCGGGCGGCTGGGTAAGGGAATTATCCAGCAGCACGCGGAGATGCTGGGCCTTGGTCTGGCCGCACAGCGCTACGGCCGGGAGTTTTTCGAGGGAGGCGGCCGTCCAACTGGCATTTTGACGGTCAAGGGAGACCTGAAAACCGATTCCTGGAACCGGCTGCGGGACTTCTGGAACAAGGCGGTTGCGCGCCTCATCCAGTCCGAGAACAAAACGCTCCTGCTGCCGGCGGATCTGGACTACCGGGCGCTGACCATCCCGCCCGAGGCAGCCCAGTTCCTGGAGACGCGCAAGATGAACCGCACGGAAATTGCGGCCATCTACAACGTCCCCGCGGACATGATCAACGACCTGGAGCGCGCCACCAATTCGAACATTACCGAGCAGAGCATCCGCTTTGTGCGGTACTCGATGATGCCCTGGGCAGTGAACTGGGAGCAGGAACTTAACTGCAAGCTGTTCACCGCGTCGGAGCGGCGCGCCGGCTACTACGTGAAGCTCAACTTGGCGGGCCTGCTGCGCGGCACCCCCAAGGAACGGGCCGAGTTCTATCACTACGCCATCACCGATGGCTGGATGGACCGCAACGAAGTGCGCACCTTGGAAGACTTCAGCCCGCGTGACGGGTTGTCCGAAATGCTGGTCAGCGTCAACGCAAAGCCGGCCGCCGAAGTGGGCAAGGCGCCGGCAAATAGCCAATAGGAAATGCCATGAAAGACCTCGAAATGCGCACGCTGGGCAACCAGCCGTGCGAGCTGCGCATGTCCGTCGAAGGCGAGGCGGAGCGCCCGCAGATCACGGGCTACGCGGCCGTATTCAACACCCGCAGCGCGTTGCTGTTCGGCTCCTTCGTCGAGGAAATCGCGCCGGGCGCGTTCGACGACGTGCTGGGTGACGACGTGCGGGCACTGTTTAACCACGATCCCAATTTTGTCCTCGGGCGAACCCGCAGCAACACGCTGCGCCTTGAAATCGACTCGCGCGGCTTGGCCTACACGATCGACCCGCCCGATACGCAGACGGTCCGCGATCTGGTGCTGACCCCGCTCAAGCGTGGTGACGTGACCGGATCGAGTTTCGGGTTCCGCGTCGCGGCGGACGGTGACGAATGGCGCCGCGATGGCGAAATCGTTGTGCGAACCATCCACAAGCTGGCCGAACTGCGCGACGTGTCGCCGGTGACATATCCGGCTTATGGCGATAGCCATGCTGCCCAGCGCTCGCTGGATAGCTGGAAGAAGAAGGCCGAAGGCATCCAGGAACTGGCGGCCAAGGCTGTAAATGAGCGTCGCGCACGCGAACGCTTCCTCGAACTGATGTCAATCTGAACGGAGTCAACGATGACCCTTGCTGAACTGAAGAAAAAGCGTGCGCAAGTCGCCAGCGAAATGCGCACCTACCACGATGCCCAAGGCGAGAACGCCTGGGGCGACGAGCAGCGCACGAAGTGGGACGCCATGAAGGCCGACCTCAAGAAGCTGGACGAGCAGATCGGGCGCGAAGAGGAACTGCGCGCCGACGAGCAGCGCTATGTCGACGACAACGCGTCCGCGCTGGCCGCTGCTGCCGCCACTGCCGCCGACAAGAAGAACCCCGAGGAACAGCGTTCCCAGGCGTTCGTGAAGTTCGTGCGTCATGGCGCCGGCGATCTGACGCCCGAAGAACGCAAGCTGCTGGCCGAAGTTCGCGCACAAGGCGTGTCCCCGGCCGAGAAGGGCGGCTATACCGTGCCGACGACCTTCTTGGCGAGGGTGGTCGAGTCGATGAAGCAGTACGGCGGCATCGCCAGTGTCGCGCAGATCCTGACCACGGACGGTGGCGGCCCCATCGAGTGGCCCACCAGCAATGGCACCGAGGACGAAGGCGAACTGATCGGCGAGAACACCGACGCCGGCGAAAAGGACGTGGAATTCGGCATGGACGCCCTGGGCGTGCACAAGCTGTCCTCCAAGGTCATTCGCATCTCCAACGAGCTGCTGGCCGACACCGGTATCGACATGGAAACCTTCCTCGCCGGGCGTATCGCTTCGCGTATCGGTCGCGCCGAATCCCGTCTGATCGTCATGGGAACGGGCACCGGCTCGCCCGCGCAGCCCAAGGGCCTGGCCGCATCCGCTGCCGTGGGCAAACAGACCGCCTCGGCCACCACCTTCACCTGGAAGGAAGTGAACGGCCTCATCCACTCGGTCGACCCCGCCTATCGCAACGCGCCGAAGTTCCGCCTGGCCTTCAACGACGCCACGCTGCAGATCCTGGAGGAAATGGAAGACGGCAACGGCCGCCCGCTGTGGATCCCGGGCCTGGACGCCGGCGCGCCGGCGCGGCTGCTGAAGTACCAGTACGTCATCGACCAGGCCATCCCGGCGGTCGCGGCGGGCGCCAAGTTCATGTTCGCCGGCGACTTCGATCAGTTCATCCTGCGCCGGGTGCGCTACATGGTCCTCAAGCGCCTGGTGGAGCGTTACGCCGAATACGACCAGACCGGCTTCCTGGCCTTCCATCGCTTCGGGTGCGTCCTGCAAGACACCGCGGCGATCAAGGCGCTGCAAGGCAAGCCGGGCGCGGGCGGCTAATCGAGGGGCGGGCCGGGTAACCGGCCCGCGTAGCCAAATGCTGGAATTGTCCGATATCCGCAGCCACCTGAATATCGACCCGGAAGACGCGGACGATTCGGTGCTGCTGCGCTTCCTGGGGGCGGCGGTCCGTCGCTTCGAACACAAGACGGGACGCAAGCTATTCCGGAAGGCGGAGGACCTGCCGGCCCCTGCCCCGTCAAATGCAGTTTTGCTAGACGCCGATATCGAGTTGGCCTTGCTGCTTTTGATTGGACACTGGAACTCCAACCGAGAGACCACCTCCGATCTTTCTCTAGCGACCATTCCGCAAGGCTTTGACGAGCTTGCGGACCCGTATCGCTGGTGGCCCGACTAAGGAATTGGCTATGTTCAAGGCAGGAAAGCGCAATCGGCGCGTCGAGATCCTGGAGCGCACGGGCGATAGGGACGCCGCCAATGACCTTGCGGATGCTTGGCGCGTGGCTGGCACGGCGTGGGCCTCGATCAAGTACGTGTCAGGCATTACCGCGATCAAGGCGGGGGCGGAGCAGGAAATTGCTAAGGCAAGTATCCGCATCCCATATCGCCGTTCGGTACTCGCGGGAATGCGAGTTCGCCACGGGGATGACGTATACGAAGTTGATGCTGTGTTGCCGGACGAAGAGCGGCGCGAGCACACGGATCTGGTATGTCGAAAGCTGACCGAGCGCGAGGTGGTGCCATGAGGAAAGCCAAGCTCTTTCGCGCAAACTCGGTTTCTTTCTCCATGGAGGGAGACATAGAGGCCCAAGTGGCCGCTTTCTTCGACCGAATCAAGGAAGAGGCGATGCGGCCGGCGGCGCATGCGATGGCCGTCGTCTTGTATGACGAAATGCGGCTGCGTGTGCCCCATCGTCTTGGCAAGCTCCAATCCGCCATCTATCGCTGGTTCGACGACAAGCGGTCGACGCCGGATCGGAAAACCTACATGGTCGGCGTCAACGTCAAGAAGGCACCCCATTGGTGGCTGGTCGAGTATGGGCATTGGCGGCGTCATGCCGTTGTCCAGCTGGACGATGGAGGATGGATCACGCTGAAGAACAGGCCGCTCAAGGTGCCTGTGTTCGTCCCCGCCCAGTCTTACCTTCGGGCTTCTGTGGATGCGAAGCTCAAGCTTGCCGCGGAGGCCGGCCGCCGGAGGCTGGCCGAGAAGGTACGGGAGATTCAGAATGGTTGAATCGTTGATGCTTCAGGCGCTGGCGCCGATCTTCGAAGGGCGGGTATATCCCGACGCTGCCGCAGGCGATACGCCGATGCCCTTCGCGACGTTCCAGCAGGTCGGGGGCGCATCCACGGTGTTCCTGGATGGCGCGCTGCCGGACAAGCAGAATGCTCGTATGCAGATCACCGTCTGGGCGAAGGGCAGGGCGCAGGCGTCGGAGCTTATCGCCAAGGTGCAGGCGGCGTTGTGCGGAGCGCCGAACTTCGGATTGCCTCAAGGGGCTCCTGTCTCGCTGCGGGACCAGGAAACCGGCTTTAAGGGTGCCATGCAGGACTTCAGTATCTGGTACACGCCATGACGACTCCCATTGTTATCGCAGGTGCCACCGTTGCTTTATGTGCCGATGTTCCGCGAGTCGTGGGACCGGGTGCGTTTGATTCGCTGGCGTTCATTCCTATTCGTGGCGTCCGGGTCTCTGGCTCGCTTGTGCTTCAGTACCAGACTGCCGCCTTCCATGCCCTGGGAAGCGCGGCCCCGTTTCAGCGCCGGGTGGCGCGGGCGCCCCAGACGTTGCAATTGGAGCTTCTGCGCCTGGTCGACCCAGGACAAGCCATGCTGCGGCAGGCTGCGGGTCTGGATAGACCCTACAGCTACCGCATCACGCTGCCGCGCGTGGGACCGCATTTCTTCGTTGCCCGTGCCTCAAGCCGTTCCCTTTCGGTTGGCAGCGCCACTGACCTGGCCGGTGTGACGGTCACCCTCGAGTTGGAAAGCCAGATCGTCGAGCCATAGCAGGCCGCCATATCCATTTTTGTCGTCTGCCCTCTTTGGGCAAAACCTACAGCCCGCAAATGCGGGCATTTTTTCGTTCATTGCAAGGAGCCTAGACATGGCCGTTTCTCTGCCGAACGGTGTCATCCTGTCGCTCGCGACTGGTTACGCCAATTCGAAAACCATCACGGCGATTACCAACGCCAATCCCGCCGTCGCTTCCAGCGCGGCCCACGGCCTGGCCAACGGCGCCTTGGTCGAGCTGAAGTCCGGCTGGCAAAAGCTGAACGAGCGCATCTTGCGCGTCGCAGACGCCGCCGCTGGCACGTTCGCCCTGGAAGGGATGAACACCCTCTCGCCGATCCAGTTCCCGGCCGGCACGGGTGGCGGCTCCGTCCGCGAAATCACCACCTTCACGCAGATTTCGCAGATCCTGGAAGTGTCCACGTCGGGCGGCGAAATGCAATTCGCTACCTACAGCTTTCTGGAAAACGACTTCGAAGCGCAGATCCCGACGCAGGCCAGCGCGCAGTCTCTGGCGATCACCATCGCCGACGATCCGACGCTGCCCGGCTACAAGGCGCTCCAGGCCGCCGCCGAACTGCGCGAAGTGCGCGCCCTGCGCGTCGCTTTTCCCAACGGCTCGGTGCTGCTCTACAACGGCTATGTGTCATTCAACGAGACGCCGACCATGACCAAGGGCGAAGTGATGGGCGTGCAGGCCACGTTTTCGCTGCTGTCGCGGCCCGTTCGCTACGCCGCGTAATTCCACGGCCGGGCACACGCCAGCCCACGGGCTGCTCAGAGATGGGCGGCCCATTTTTCCCAATTATCCATTTTTCGGAATCTCTCATGGCCAAGATCAAGTTCACCCTCGTTCCCAATCCGACCTTCAAGCACAAGGTGCCGATGCCCATCCCGGGCGGCGCGTTCGCGGATGTGGAGTTCACCTTCAAACACCGCGGCAAGGAGGAATTCACCGAGTTCCTGGAGCGCGCCAAGGACATGGATGACACCGACCTGGTGCTGGCTATCGCCAGCGGCTGGGAACTGGAAGAGCCGTTCGACAAGGACAACGTGGGCCAGCTGGTCGAGAACTACGTCGGCGCGGCCCGCGCCATCTTCACCGCCTACATGGACGAAATCGTCAAGGCCCGCCTGGGAAACTGACCGCGCTGGGTGCCGCGCTCTACCGCCGGCCGCCAGACATGAAAGAGCTGGAGGCATTCGGCCTCACGCTGGAGGACGTAGAGGCGCCGCCTGTCGAAATATGGCCCGAGAACCAGCAGGCGTTCGAGATATTCGCATCGCTGCGTACCCAGTGGCGCGTCAGCTTTGCCGGCGTCACCGGCCTGGACTATGGCGTCCTTTATCGCAGGCTTGACCGGCTTGGACTGTCTGCCGAGCGATGCGACGAGCTGGAAGACCAGATCCGCGTCCTTGAGGACGCGGCGATACAGGAAATAAATCGCAAGTAGCCGCCCTCGGGTGGCATTTTTTTGGATCTTGTCATGACTGATGTGATTGCTAGGAGCGTTGTCCAGGTCGACGGCGATGCGTCTGGGCTGTCCGCCACCATGGCGGAGGTAGCTCAGGAGACCGGCAAGGCCAAGAAGTCCATCGCATCGCTCGGGCGCGAGGCGTCTCAGGAGATGAACAAGGCTGCGGACGCTGGTGTCCAGGCCGGCAAGAAGCAAGAGCGCGCTCTACAAGGCCTCATCAACCAGATTCAGCGCCAGATCGCCGCCAGCGCAGCTGGAGCGCGCGGCACGTCGTCGTTTTACACGGAAATGGCGAAGCAGCGGGGTGTCGACGTTGAGCAGCTGAAGCCGTACCTGGCGCAACTGGACGCCGTGGTGGCAAAACAAGAGGCGGCGAAGGCGGCTCTGCACGCGACGACGCCCGTGATGGATCAGATGGGCATGTCAGCCAAGGCCACCGCTGCGGCCATGCGAGGGCTGCCTGCCCAGTTCACCGACATTATCGTGTCGTTGCAGGGCGGCCAGCGTCCCATGACGGTGCTGATGCAGCAGGGCGGCCAGCTGAAGGACATGTTTGGTGGCCTTGGCCCCGCAGCGCGAGCGATGGGCAGCTACATCGCCGGCTTGGTCAATCCGTTCACGCTGGCCGCCGGCGCGGTGGCCTTCCTGGGGGCGGCCTACCTGAAAGGGGTAGACGAATCCCAGGCATTTAACCGGACCGTCATTCAAACGGGCGGGGTGGCGGGCGTGACGGCCGGCCAGCTGCAGGACATGGCGCGCCGGGTGGGCGATGTGGTCGGCACGCAGGGTAAGGCGGCCGATGGACTCAATCTCTTTGCCAGTTCGGCAAAGGTCGGCGCCGAGAACATGGAGCAATTCACCGCGGCAGCGGTGCGCTGGGAGAAGGTCACGGGCGCTGCCGTGGCGGATACGGTGCAGAACTTCGTCGAGCTTGGGAAATCGCCGCTGGAAGCGGCCCTCAAGCTCAATGAGGGTATGAACTTTCTGACCGCGACGACGTATGAGCAGATCCGCGCGCTGGAGCGGCAGGGCAAAACCGCCGAGGCGGCGAGCGTGGCCCAGCGTGCCTATGCCGATGCGCTCAACGACCGCGCACCGAAGTTGTCCCAGAATCTCGGGGTGCTGGAGCGCGCCTGGAAAGGCGTGAGCGAGACCGCCCGAGGCGCCTGGGACGCGATGCTCGATATCGGCCGCGCCGGCACGCTCGAAGAGCGCATCGCCAAGCAGGCGGCTACCGTCCAGGCGCTGGAAAGCAAGCTCCAGGCCCGGCTGGCGCGCGGTGGCGCCACCGGCAACATGGCCGATCTGATCAAGGCGGCCGCGACCGAACAGGAACGGCTGGAGCGCGAGTATTTCGAGGCCCAGGGCAAGGCGCAGGCCGAACGGGACCGCCGCAAGGCGCTGGACCAGACGCAGTTTCGCGCCGACTACCTGGAGGACGACAGCCGCAACACCAAGCCGCAGCAGCGCCAGCGCGCCATCGAGAGGGAGGCGGCGGCATTTCGCAAGGCGGTGGAGGGGCTGAAGGAAGGCACGGACGAGTATCGCCGGGTCTACGCCGCCCACAAGGTCAAGCTGGCCGATATCGACAAGCAGTTTGAGGATAAGGATGCGGGCAAAGGCCCGTCCGGGGCTGAGTCGGAAATTGCCCGTCTGCGCGCCCGGATCGCAGAAGAAAAGGCGCTCGCGGTCGAACTGGACCAGCGGGGCTTGCACACCAGCAAGCTGAACGAGTATGAGCGGCGTTCGGCCGAAATCGGCGAACTGCTCAAGGGCACCCTCAAGTCTCAGGTGCGGGCCAGCCTGGAGCGCACCAAGGCGCTGGCCACCGAGGCGGGGGCGCTGATGCGCGCCAACGCGGAGACGAAGGCTTTCCAGGAATCCCGCGAGAAGTACTTCGCCAGCCTGGAGGACGGCGTAGCCAAGATTGCCCAGGAAGCGCAAAGCGTTGAAGACCAGGTCGCTACCTATGGCCTGAGCAAAGCCGCGCTGGAGCAGCTGACGATCGCGCGCCTGGAGGAACGTAAGGCCGCGCTCCAAGGGTTTGACGGCTCCGAGCGGGAAGTCGAACTCATCGAGAAGGAAATCGACGCGCGCAAGCGCCTGGGCGCTGCGATCCGACAGAAGGATATCAAGGACGCCCAGAAGAAGGCCACGGACGAAATGGCGCGCGACTGGGAGCGCACCGTGGACAAGTACGGCGACGTGTTCCGCCAGGGCTTTGCCGACATGATGAACAATGGCAAGGATGGTTGGAAGTCGTTCACGAAGTCGCTTGTCACGACGTTCAAGACCACAGTTGCCGACCAGATCTATCGAATGTTCGCGCAGCCGTTCGTGGCGACCATCGTCGGCAACCTGGCCGGCGTAATGGGCGGCAATGCGGGCGGTGGAGTCTTGGGCGGTGCGGCGGGCGCCCAAGGCGCGGTCGGCGGTGGCCTGAGCTTGATGAACGCTTTGAGTGTGGCCCGCACCGCCTATAGCGCTCTGACCGGGGGCTTCACTGCCACGCTGGCCTCGGGCATTTCGTCAATCGGCAGCGCAATTGGATCCTCGGCGGCGCAGCACTTCGCCCTGGGAATGACCGGCCAGGGGGCGAGCTTGGCGGCCGGCCTTGCCGGCCCCACGACCGCCGGTAGTTCGGCCGCTGCCGCAGGTTCCATGATGGCGAGCGCGATCCCGGTGGCTGGCTGGATCGCCGCGGGGATGATGGTCAATCGCTCGCTGTTCCGAGCGGGTTGGGATCCTGGCAATGGCACCATGGCGCCGATTGCCAAGTACAACCCCATCACCGGTCCGTCCCTGTGGACGGACAAGGCGTTGCGCGCTGTCGGGGTGAGCGGGGAGTGGGCTTCCATGCTCTCCGGCTCGGCGATCATCGCGCGCGCCTTTGGCCGAGGCCCCAAGCAGTATGGCGATACCACCATGGTGGGCGATTTCAACTCGCTCGGCTTCAACGGGTATACCAGCACGCCCTGGAAGCAAAAGGGAGGATGGTTCCGCAGCAACCGCAACGGGACGCAGATTGGTGCGCTGGATAACGACTTTCTCAGCGATGTTGGCGCCGCGTTCGAGCAGATGAAGACGAACGCGGCTGGGCTTGCGGAAGCGGTCGGGGTGTCGGCATCGTCCCTTGCCACCTACAGCGATCAGTTCCGGATCAAGCTGACCAAGGACCAGGAGGAAAACCAGAAGCTTCTGGATGAGGCGCTGGCGAACATCGGCGAGAACATGGTCCGCTCGCTGGTACCGAACATCGCCGACTTTTCCAAGGAGAACGAGACAGCCTCGGCCACGTTGCAGCGCCTGGGCGCAAACCTGGGTGCGGCAAATCGTGCGCTCAAATTGCTGGACTTGAAGCTCTACGACGTGTCGGTGTCCGGCGCGGCCACCGCTTCCAAGTTGGTGGATGCCTTCGGCAGTATCGACGCGATGAGCCAGGCGACCGCCCAGTATTACCAGCTGTACTACTCGGAGGCTGAGCGGGCGAAGTTGAGCCTGGCCGATATGGCCGATTCGCTGAAGGGCGTCAACCTGGCCCTGCCCAATACCATGGAGGAACTGCGCGGGATGGTGTCGGCGCTCGATCTGACGACCGACGCCGGCCGCAAAGCCTATGTGGCGCTCCTGGCCATCGCGCCGGAGTTCGCCGCGGTCATGGAGGCCACCACGCGCCGGGGCCAGGAGGCCGCCGGCAAGCTGCTGGAGGCGTTCACGGGCCGTGGTGCGCTTGCTGGCGCCTTGGACGGGGCGGCGCTGAAGGCGATGTTGCTCGCCGACTCGCTGACCCAGGTCGGCACGTCGACGGGGCAGATATCGCGCCTCTTCCTGGATCTGGATTCGGGCTTGCTCGATTTCAGCGCTTCCAATGCCCGCTTGGATGGATCGCTTTCTGGCGCTCAAGAAGCCAGTTTGTCCCTGGCCGAGCAAATGGAAGTGCTGCGCAGCGCCGTTGGTGGCACGGTCATCGACTTTACGGGGTTGGCCGGGGCGCTGGAAAAGGTGGAGACCGATGTATTCGTGGCGACCTTGACCGCAGCCTTTGAGCAGTTGGCCAACCGCATGCGGTCGCTGTTGGACAGCATCGCCAACGAGCGAATCGCGGTTCGCCAAGCTGCCCAGCAGGTCCTGGACCCGGGGGCCATGTCACCCGAGGCGATCCGCAAGGGCATCCAAGAAATCGCCACCGCCTTGCCCAGCAACGCTGGGCTGGTGGCGGCCGGCGCGCAATTGAACTACGCCGATTCGGTGCTGGCCCAGAAGCTGAGCGCCCGAAATGCTGCGGAGCAGTCTTACAACTCGGTCAAGGCATCTCACGATACTGCGACCGGCAATCTTGACGCGGCCCAGCAGCGAGCCAGTGACGCCCAGGCGTGGCTGGACAAGCTGAACTGGGATATCTACGCGCCCAAGACAGTCCCGTACAAGAAAAAGAACTGGAAGGAACTGGACGCGGCGCGTTCGGTTGCCCAGGCGCAGCTTCCGGCCGCCCAGCAGGCGCTTGCGCAGGCCCAGGCCGCGCTGGCGGCCGCCCAGGCTGCCGCAGCTGCGGCGCCCAGCGCCGCAGAGGTAAGCCGGCTACAGGCCGCCTATGCCTCTGCCGTGACCGAGGCCGCCAGCGCTCAAGCCGTGGCGACCGAAGCTGCGAACAAGGCGCGCACCGAGCAGACGGCCTACGCGGATGCCTTGCAGAAGTTCGCCCTGGATGCCAGTAAGTCGGTGGGCAAGCTGGGTGAGCTTCGCGCGGAGACGCTGCGGTATTACGAGGCCCAGAAGGCGCTGGCGAACTTGCTCGCGGAGGGAGCCAAGGGCCTGCGCAAGACGGTGAAGGACTACCGCGTCAGCCAGTTGTCGCCGGAAGATCAGTTCGCCAACTTGCAAGCGGACTATGCCAAGGCGTATGCCAAGGCCATGGGTGCGGACGGGGAGGAACTGGCCGGCTATGCCGACGAGTTGAACAACCTGATGCTGCCCATGCTGGAGGCAGCGAAGGGGGCGTTTTCTTCGGATGAGCAGTATCAGGCGTTCATCGCCACGGCTTTGGCTCGCGCCGAAGCGGTGGCGGGGCGCATGGATGCTGTCGCGCCGAAGGACTACCAGAAGCAGAGTCTGGACTTGCTGGCCGAGATCGACGCCAAGCTGCTGGAACTGGAGAAGTCCGCGCTGTCGGGCGATCAAGTGTTGACCAACGCGATCAACGCCGCACGCGATGCGACGGTAAACGGTTTGCGGCAAGTGGTCAACGCCTTGACCGGCCGGGCTGTTGCCGCATTTGCCAAAGGCGGTTTCCACACTGGCGGCCTGCGATTGGTCGGCGAGAACGGGCCGGAGTTGGAGGTTACCGGGCCGTCTCGGATCTTCAACGCCGACCAGACGCGCGCCATCTTGGCGGGCGGTGACGATAGCCAGATGCTGGTGCTGCTGCGGGCTCTCCTGCAAGAGCAACAGCGCCTGCGGGAAGAGGTCGAGAACTTGCGCATCGAAGCGCGGGCGACGGCCAGCAATACTGGCAAAACGGCGCGGCAGCTGGACCGCATCGAGGCCGATGGGCTCGTTGTCCGGCCGGATGGTGTTGAGACTCTACGTGTGGAGGTCACGAACGGATGAAAGTAATCAAGCCTGTTTCCATAGGCCGCGATCAGTTGGTTTCGTCCAGCGTCTCCGAAGACGAGTACCCCGCCTACAGCCCCACGACCGATTACACGATGGGGCAGCGGGTGGTGTACGAGTCCAAGGTGTACGAGTGCGTCCAGACGCCGAACAAAGGCAACACGCCGGGGGCGGCGCCGCTGTATTGGGCGCTGGCCGGGCCTACCAACCGATGGGCGATGTTCGATAGCGAGGTCAGCACGCAGACGATTGGCGACAGTCCGTTGCGTGTGGTGGTGCGGCCCGGTCTGGTCAACAGCCTGGCGCTGTTGGAACTCATCGGAACGAGGGTTCGTGTCATCGGGCGCGACGGTTTGGACGGGCCAGTTCTCTACGACACCGAACGCGTATTGGAAGGGTCGATAGTGACCAACTGGTACGAGTACTTTTTCGAACCGTTCTCACCCCTGACGGAACTTGTCCTTACCGACTTACCGGCCTATGGCAGCCTGCACCTGGACGTTTCCATCTTCGCACCGCAGGCGCAAGCTGCGTGCGGCGCCATGGTGTGCGGGACCGCTTATTTCATCGGCGAGGCGGAATACGGCGGCAGCGCCGGCATTGTCGACTACAGCCGCAAAGAAACGTCGGAAACCGGCGTGACCACGTTTCGCAAGCGCCGATTCTCGCGCCGCATGTCGCAGCGCCTGTGGCTTGAGGGAGCGCGCTTTGCGGCGGTCTATCGACTGCTGTCCGGCCTGCGCTCCACTCCCTGCGTTTGGATCGGCACGGACGCCGAGGGCTACGGCCCCTTGACGGTCTACGGCTTTTATCGGGACTTCTCCATCGATATCGCATATCCGATGGTGAAGTTCTGCAACCTCGAAATTGAAGGACTTACTTGATATGGCAATTACGAGCTTGCCTACCCCGCCCAGTCGAAGCGATCCGGAGAATTTTCCGGAGCGGGCAGACGCCTTTATGGCTGCGTTGCCGCGATTCGCCACCGAGGCCAACGCTTTGCAGGAGCACGTGAACGAGGCGGCAGCGACTGTTGATCAGGATGCTGCCGCGGCGGCACTGAGCCGGGATGCGGCTGCCGAGAGCAAGAGCCAAGCGAACCAATCCGCCGTGAATGCGGATCTCTCGCGGCAGGCGGCAGCCCAGAAGGCAGGTGAGGCCGGCGCAAGCGCGCAACTGGCGCAGCAGTGGGCTACGAAGATGGGCGCGCCAGTGGAGGGAGACGGCTTCTCGGCGAAGCACTATGCGCAACTGGCCGCTATCGGGGCAGGTCTCCCCGTCTACATGCCCGGCAGCGTGCCGTCGCAGAACGTGGGCCCGATCTACATCGCCGGCCAGGGTAATGCAGAGTGGGACGCGGCGACAGGGCGCTATCGTGTTCACTCCGATATCCCGGTGGGGGCGGTGGCTTGGTGGCCGTTGCGCTCGTCCATCCCGGCCGGCCAGATCCCAGCGGATGGTCAGACCGTCAGCCGGGCCACCTTTCCGGACTTGGCGGCCATGGTGACGACTGGCAAGGTGCCGGTAGTGACCGAGGCGGACTGGCTAGCAGACCCGCTCAAGCGCGGCAGCTACACCGTCGGCGACGGTTCCAGCACCATCCGCCTACCGGATTTCAATGGGCAATCCTCGGGCGCCATCGGGGCCGTGTTCCAGCGCGGTGATGGGGCATTGTCGAGTGGGGTCAACGGGCTTCTCCAGCGCGATGCGTTGCAGAATATCACCGGCCGGGTGCTGTATTCGGTCATGCCCGGGGCGATGGCTGCCGGAGAGGGGGCACTGCAAATATCTCATGGTGGGGTTGGGGTGTATGGGTCTGGCGCGTCCGGCTCATCGTATAGCTTCAGCTTTGATGCATCCCGGGTCGCCCGTACCGCAGGCGAGACTCGCCCACTAAGCGTCTCCGGCGTCTGGACCATTCAGGCTTTCGGCACAATCACCAACCCGGGGGCTGCCGACGCCGCGCAGCTGGCGAGCGATTATGCAGCGCTCAACGCTGCGCTTCAAACGCAGCTCGCATTCACGATCATTTATCCCAATGGCGGAACCGAAGCTGCGCCGGCGTCGGTTGCGGTCAACACCAGGTACGTGCTGGCGAATCCGTTTCCCGGCTCCTATGTTATTTGCGAAGCCCAGCTGAAGTTCTCTGATGGGTGGAGCAGTACTGGCTGGTTTACCCAGCCGTCCGAGTCCTACGGAACACGCGCCAGCCAATTGGACCGCGGGAACATCATTGTGCGAACTGGGGTGCGTGGAATTACGGCAAGCCCCGACGGGGCTGGGCAAGCCACCGCCGGCACGTTGTTGAGTCCGGTGCAGAGTCGTGTACTGGTCTGGAAATGCAAGGGGTAGTTCACATGCACGTATACGCAATGGTTGGGGACGGCCTACAACAGGTTGGGGGCGAATGCCCCAACGGTTGGATCGAGATGAAAGGTGAGCGGCCGGGAGACGGGTTCATTGCCGCGGAAGGCGGGGAATGGGTGGAAGTTCTTCCCGAAGTGCCCGCATCAGTTTCGCGTTACCAGGGGCGGGAAGCAATGCTCATGACCCGCTTTGCCAAGGAAGGAAGCCCCGGATGGACGTTGTTGGATGCGTTCGAAGAATTGTTGAATGAGTCGACCACCCCGGCGTACTACCGACGCGCCTGGGAACAGTTGCAGGTCTTCGAGCGGTCTAGTGCCATGCTCAACGCCTCGGCGGACGTGCTGGGGCTTTCTCAGGCCAGGCTGGATGATCTTTTTCGCTTGGCGGCCGCCTTGAAGGCATAACGTCAGGCAATCCACTAAATGTTGTGGGCCCGCTTCGGCGGGCTTTTTTTCGTTCATACGGGAGGGGCAATCATGCACACCGTCAACAGGAGCAGGGAAATTATGGAACCGAGTTCCACGGGGTTGGGCGGCTTGGCGGCCCTGAAGGGCCTGGAAGGTCTGGGAGGGCTGGCGGCGGTGAAGGTCGCCATGGCCTACGGTGTGCCGGCGGCAATCGCAGCGATGCTGGGGCTACTCATCATGCCCCCGCGTACCGGCCGCGAGTTCACGGTACGCACCATCTGCACGGTCGCATGTTCGTTCATGTTCGGCCCTGCGCTGGCCGGTGCGGTCATCGCCTGGAAGCCCGGGTTGATGGAGGCCATGACGTGGCTGGCGCAGCACGGCGCCGGCAGCGACGACGCGCTGCTGGCCAAGTTCTATGTGCTCGGGCCGAGCATGTTGCTGGCCGGCTTGCCGGCCTGGTGGGTGCTGGGTGCCTACATGCGCTGGATGGCGAGCATGCGGCAAAAGGGGCTTTTGCAATGGCTCGCCGAGGTACGGGCCAAGCTCCTGGGCCTGCGGTCGGGCGGGGAGGGCTGAGCCATGGATCTGAAGAAGATCATCGATACCGCCGTCAGCCCTGCGCTCGCGCTGCTGCCGACGAGCATGGACACGCCGGCGGCGCGCGTCATGCTGCTGGCGATTGGCCTGCAGGAAAGTCGCTTTCTGCACCGGCGCCAGATCGGCGGCCCCGCGCGGGGCTTCTGGCAATTCGAAAAGGGCACGCGGGCGAGCCGTGGCGGCGTGTGGGGCGTGTTCCTGCACGCGGCGAGCAAGGGCCACTTGGCGGCCTTGTGCAAGGCTCGCAGCGTGGCTTGTGACCCGGACGCGATCTATGCCGCGCTGGAGTATGACGACGTGCTGGCGGCCGGCGTTGCGCGGCTGCTGCTGTGGACCGATCCCAAGGCGCTGCCGGCCATTGGCGACTCTGACGGGGGATGGTCGCTGTATCTGCGCACCTGGCGGCCCGGAAAGCCGCATCCGAAAACCTGGCCGGCGCTGTATGCCCAAGCCATGGCCGCCTTGGAGGTCTGACTATGCCCGCATTCGTACAACGGCTATGGGGCTACGTGGTCGCCGCCCTGGCGGCGGTCGCCGCGGTGGTGCTGGTCTATCTGCGCGGGCGCAGCGCGGGCCGTGCTGACGAACGCAACGACCGCGCCGAGCAGATCAACGAACAGGCGACGAAGGCTCGCCAGGAGGTGCGCAATGTGGAAGACGAGGTGGCTCGTATGGACGATGATGCTGTTTCTGATCGGCTCAAGTCTGGCTGGGTGCGCGGCCCCAGCGAGGGTGGGCGTTGAATATTGCGACCATGCGCGGCCGATCTATTTCGACTCGGCCGCGCAGGTGGACTCGACGCCGGCGCCGGTACGGCGTCAGGTGCTCGAACGCAATGCGATGTGGCGAAAGCTCTGTACGCCCCGAATTTGATCAATGAAGTTCGGTTTGTCTGTGGCGCGCACCCTCGGAGGACGCCTTGACTCGTATGGGGCCGTCGTCGACGGGCAACGGTTTGCGACTTGCCGGGGCGGCGATTGATGGCGCCGCTTGTAAAATTTAGACTCAGCCACTAGCTGATGTCGGTCGCTTATTGTCTGAAGACCTTCACCCGTTTCGTCTGAAGACGCGCCTGTAATTTCTTGCTGCATATAGGGCGACGGCTACCTCTGGCGTGCTATCTAACTGTATGAAAATACAGTAACTTTGGTCTGTAATTTCTCGTAATATGTTCGGGTTGTATTTCGTACAAAATTTCCACATAGTGTTTACGGGATTTAACATACAAGTTAAGATTCATGCCTATACTCATTCGAAAGCTGGATAGGCGGGCTGTATTGACGATGGGAGAATTGCCCCAGGAAGTGTTGAACGACATGGGGCGACGAGATCAGCGCGATACGGGATCCCGCCGCTGGCAAGTTGGTTGTGTGGTAGCCGATGTGAACGCCGCCAAGTCGAAGTTTCAACGTTCAGTTGAGAAGCACGTTGATGACCGAGACAAGCGAAAGAGCTTTGTGACCATGGTTGGAGCTCTCTTCGATGCCGTGTGCAATGACGACTACCAAGAATTCCTGTCCGACGGGAATGTTGCTTGCAAGATTGCCAAGCAGTTCAAGTTCGAAGGGCACAACCATAATTTGTGGGAGTTGAAATATGGCAAGAAGGATAGGCTCTATTTTTTCCCCATCACTAACGGTCAACAGCGCACGATTGTGCTGTTGATGGCCTTTCACAAGAAAGACCAGCGTACCCCGGAAGAGGTTGATAGTTGCGTTGCCGACGCAAAGACGCTTCTTCGCGACCGTGGTGAACTTAAGTACTGTTAAGAGAGAAGAGAGATGAGCAAGCGTGCAAATGCCGTTGTTGCTGAGGAAATTGCGGAAAAAAGTTTCTATCTGGAAGGCGTGCGTCGAGGCGAAGTTGCGGCAAAACTGCGCCATCAGATGAGGCAAAACGGGTTGCTGGTGAAGGACATCGCGGAACGGTTGGGTGTGAGTGTCGCGAACGTCTCCCGGTCGTTGTCCGGAACTCAGAATCTGACTATTGATCAGTTGTATCGCCTCGCCGATGCTGTTGAGGCGAGTCTTGTGCTTGGAGTGGCAAAGCCTGACGAGTACAAAGAAATGAAGTTTGTTGAGGATGGGGAGGCGGCGCCCGCAGGAGCGGGCGCCGTACTTCATCTGGACCAATACCGAACGCTCCGGAGTCTTCGTGAGGCGAAGGTGGAAGGG